GTCCATAAGCTAATGGTTAGACAAGTTGAAGGTGGAGATCAATTATTCGGTCAACAGCCAGATGGAAGAGTTGTTGATCCTGATTTAATAGATGGCGGTTTAAGATCAAAGCAATTTGCAACAGTGCTTGATTTACTTGGCTATAGAAAGAATATTTTGTGTTTGTGGTTTTTCAGTTTGAACAGTTCCAGCCGCCGTTGTATTTGCCCAATGTATAACTTCACCAATAGAATAATTATGCGCACTACCTGTCAAACCAACAAGCATTTGATTTGGCCCTAAATTCACAGTTACACCACCTATAGATGTTGTTTGTCCACCACTACCAGCAAGTGTATATGTACCTGTTCTTTCTGTTGCAAATGGTGAATTTGTAAGAGCTACACCTACAGGGATTGTATTTTCTATTGCATTTATTTCCTGTAATGCTGTTTGATTATCGGCACCATTTTTTACAAATACTTCTACATCCGTAAAATTTTCATTTCCTAAAGGATTCTGTAAAGGTGTGTTGTCAAAAAAAACATTTTTTCTAAAAGTACTTGAACCAGCACCACCTCCATCTAATATTCCATCTATAGCCAAGTAAATCAAGCACTGTTGCAAATTGCTTTGATCTTAAACCGCCATCTATTAAATCAGGATCAACAACTCTTCCATCTGGCTGTTGACCGAATAATTGATCTCCACCTTCAACTTGTCTAACCATTAGCTTATGGACTGTCTTATTTGAGCGGTGTCAGTACCTGCACTTATTATAATTGAACCAGTAAAAACAAGCCCATAAATAATAGGCACAGGAACACCACTTGAACTAACATTTTGTATGCCAGAAAAAGAATATGATCCTCTTATAGCTGGGTCAATATCACTGACAGAAGATACATTTTGAGGGGAATTTTGGCCAGCTATTAAATCAGTAATTCCACCAATAATCAATGAGGTGCCAGCTGTTGTAAGTACTGTAGTTATAGCAGCCCCAATTGCCCCACCTACTAATCCTCCTAAAAAAGTTGCACTTGCAACAACACCGCCACCAACTAATATTGGTACTAAAAATTTTGAACCTGTTGCCATAGGAATAATTTGAATATCACCTTGCCCAGTCATTGACAAATAATCTTCTGTAATAACTCTTCCACCCATTTTTATCCTATAAACTTGGTCATTCATGTGTTTTTGTAATCCTTCAAAATTTGCCAACAAAAAACTCATGGCTTGTTGCGGTGATTTGACTGCAGCTTCAAAATAAGATTTACCTAAAAACTGTCTTAATTTTCCATAAACTTTTATTTTTTTAAGTTGCATATCTGTAAATACCTCGTAACTGTTGTTGATAAGCTAAACAAAAAGGTTCTCTACAACTTAATGATCTTAAGTTGTGATTTAATATCATCATATCGCCAATATAAACAGCGACATGATCTAAATTTCCAGTTACTGTTTCAAAAAGTAATACATCACCAACTTTAAAATTATTATTAGTTTTTTGCTTTACAAAATTTCTATCTTCTAAAGCCTTTTCAAAATATGGATTGTCACTAAACTCTTTTATTTTTTTTGTTCTTTTAAGATATGGAATTTTTATTTGTAAATTTTCTTGGTACCAATCTGTGACTATCGACCAGCAATCATATTTTCCCCAAATAAACTTACGTCCAATAAGCGAAGGTGCTTTCCAACCAGATGGCTTTAACTGTTCCCAGTGGTCATGTTCAATACTGTAAATATAGTATGGGAATCCAAGATGTTCACAAGCTGCTTTATCATTATCAGATGGTAAAGCTGGCCCCAAAGGATGACTATGTACAACGCCTAAAATCTCTCCTGTATCTTCACATTCTGCCCAGTCATCGGGATCAAGTACAAAAAACTCAAATTTTCCCTCTGCTAAATTTTTGCATGGCCAAAAAGTTTCTTTACCTTCTATGATTGCAAACAAGCCACACGCTTCCTCTGGTGCTTGTTTTTTTGCATATTTTTCAAACGATTTTTTCCAAGACATTTTAAGCATTTACAAAAGTACCCACACCGGCAAAATCAGCTCTTGTGACAAGTTTTTTTGGTGCGCCAACACCAAACAAATCAAAAGAACCTACCATTTCAAACTGTACAATATTTCGATTTTCGATTGTTTTTCTTTCAATAAAATAAACCTCTCTTGGTAGTTCTGCTGTAGGATCAACAGAACCTACTCTATAGGGATTTATTTCGGATGGAAAATTTGCGTCATCAAGAAATCTTGCAAGGGTACGCCTACGTGTTACTTTTGCTCCTGCAAGATCAGAAAAAGCTGTTGTTTGATTTGTTAACTGCAGAATGGCAGTAATAGTTCCAAGTAGATTAGAAAAAGTCAGTGTCGGCCTTGGCAGTTTGCCTTTGCCTGTATATTTAAATCCCTCTGCCTTTACAGGTATTCTTGTATATGTGTTTGATTGCCATACAATATCTAAACTATCTTTCATGTTATTGCCTGAATGAAATAAATAAACAGTAGGTATCGTTGGAGTTTGGTTTGAATTAAATGAGATGTTTCCACTTGTTGATTGAGAGTTTAAAGCAGTTACAGTAAATTGATTTGAAGATTCAGTTTTTATTGTGTAAACACCATCAATAGCATTACCAGATGTAAAGTCCAAAACAACAATTGTACCTACAGGCATACCATGACCAGTTGCACTGACAGTGATTGTTGTACCACTTTGAGAATAAGTACCAGTTTGCGCGGTTGCTTTAAAGTGTACATTAGCCTTTAATTCAACAGAATATAATTCAATAATTGATTTATTATTAAGCTGTTGTAACTCAGGAACAGGATTTGCCATTATGGTTCAAAAACCTCTCTAAAAGTGCAAGTTATAATTGCTCTATTATTATAAGGTATTGTTTTTGTCCAAGAGTCACAAACAAACTGCCCTGCGCCTGATCTTGTAACTGAAACATTACCGCTATTAGTTGCGCTGGCAAGTGCAGTGACTGTAAAATTATCACGATCAACTTCAGAGGCTACAGCAAAAACTCCATCTGTTGCCGATCCAGTTGTATAATCTATTGTCAAAATATCTCCTATACCAAACCCATGAGAACTAATTGTTATTGTCACAGTAGTTCCACTTTGCGAATAACTCCCTGTTTTAGTACCACCCTCTGCTGGTGGGGTGAATGTAAAACTAGCTTGATCATTTACTCTACCTCTTAGAAAACCCTCTATCACATCTGCTTCGGCTTCAGACACGTTAAAAGTAAGATCATATACTTTAGGGTCTTGAGATTGAGGTAAGCCATATAAAGTCCTAAATTCATATCCATCACCCAAAGAAGAAACTCTCACTTTAGGCTTGCTTGTTTTTCTCATCCCATAAGTGGGAGATATTGATGGAAATGTAGCCATTATCTATTTAATAAACCCCCAGCCCTTTGTTCATCAATTATAGTTGCTTGCACAACACTGGCAATAAGACCTCCAAGCTGATCCGCTTCTGATCCATTACCTTGAACAGATGTACCAGATGCATCAACATTTACAGTAATCATATTATTTGTTGTATTGCCTCCACCAATTGCATTGTTTGGAATAATTGTACCAGCAGTACGAGGAACAAAAAGTTCTGGCCCTCTTTCTCCAACAAGTGAAGCCCTCCCCACAGGTGGTCTGCCTCCATTTGCAAATGATCCTGCTGGTAATTTCATTGGAATACCAGTTGCTTTCGATGCCGCTCTCCCTAAACGCATTGAATCGGCAGATACACCACTCCTTCCACCTGTAAAGATTGAAGTTAAAGCTCCCCCTAAAAAATTACCCAAACCAGAAACTGCTTGTTGTATTGCAACCTCAATAAGCTTTCTTTTCAATTGATTTAATACATTTATGGCTGCTTGTCCTAAAGTTTGCGTACCCATTGCAGCGTCTGTAAGGTTTTGAACAACACCATTTTCTATTGCTTGCCCAATTTGCATAAATTTTTCTTTTAATTTTTCAGCTGCTTCTTCTTTTTTCTTTAATTTTTCAGCCCCATCATCTGTAGCTTTGTTGATTTGATTTTGGAGATCAAGTTGTTTTTGTAACTTTTCAATTTCTCGATCTAATTTGTCTAATCTTTCTTGTTTTTGACCTGTTCCACGTTTTTGTGCTTCTAGCTTTGATCTCTCTGCTTGTAATGTCAAAATTGCTGCTCTTAATTCTTTTTTACCTCCCTCTTCAACAAGTTTATTGAATTTTTGTTGTTCTCTATTGTGTTGGATTATAGCTGTGGTGACAAAACCCAAAGCAGAGGCTATAGCAACAAAGGGTATGGCGTTAAGAGCTACGGCAGCAAGACCCCCTGCAAAAGCAACTTGTTGCAATCCTGCTGCTACTATTGGTAAAACAACTGCTACTCCTTTTGCTGCAAGAGCAATAGCAGTAAAAATAGCTGAGGTTTGACCAATTGGCGAATTTAAGAAATCAGTTGCTGCCTTTGTTAATTCTGTTAACCCTCTAACAACAGGAATAACCGCTGGAGCTAATAAATCACCAAAAGCCCTTGATAAATCTTCCCCTGCATTTGTTAGGTTTTTAAATACTTGAGTAGGATCATTTGCAAGTAAAGCCTTTAAAGATTTCCCACCATCTGATTCAATTTTTCGTAAAGCTCTTAATACAATATCACTTGTTAATTTGCCTTCAGAGGCAAACTTTTTAAGTTCACCAACTGTAACTCCTAATTCATCAGAAATAGGTGCAAGCAATGTTGGTATTTGTTCAGATATACTTCTAAATTCATCACCTTGTAATCTTCCAGAACCTAATGCCTGTGCTAACTGCCTAAAAGCATTGGAAGCTTCAATAGTTGATGCTCCTGCTAATTTTGCGGCTGTATTAAATCCAAAGAAAGTACTTTTAATATCTTCTACACCAACTCCCAAAGGTTGTAATCTTGCCGTAATATCTGTAATACCTTCAAGAGCTTCAGTTGCACTAAGTCCAAATGCAATTGGTGCTACTGGAATTGCTGTAATTGGAACACAAGCAATAAGAACGTCAGCAAATTTTGAAAAACTAAATGTAAGACT